CAATCATCAGTCCCGTAGGATTCTGCCATCCAAAATGTACATCCTTCTTCTTGATTTCTTCAATAATGATATCCGCTTGGGTGTTGGGGTCTATCCAGCCGTTGACCAAGACATCTACCTCTGAGGGTTGTTCGAACACTCTATTTGTGTCCTCAAACCGGCCGGCGTCTATTGTATTCATAAACACAATAAAATCTGGTAAGAAGAGTTCACGGGTTTCTTCTGTGGGACAAACAAAATCTGCCACCGTGTGATGAGTCTCTACCATATCACAGAGTTCCCGCATCCGATAGGCTTGACGTTTACGGCCTGTATCGGAGAAGTCCCAATCGTTGAATTGTTTCCGTACTTCGTCTGCGTTGAAGTACGCAGCACCTAACTTTTCTGCCAATACTTTAGATAATGTAGTCTTTCCAGATCCAGGCAATCCCATAACCAAAATTCTCATATACTACTCCTTATCCTTATTAATGAGTCCAAATTTAATCCATCGGTACCAAATACGTTCGTGCATGTAATATAACACAGGTTTTACTATAAGTTCAACCCCCCCTGCAATAGATGATATATAAACACTACCTGTAAGGACATATCCAATTATTACGGTCTGTACACTTCCAAGTAGTCTATACGATATTGCTTTGGCTATGTGTCGTTTTCTTTGAACCGTCATCTTGTACTTTTATCCTCTATTTGCAGTTCACTAAATGCCCAAATCCGTTCCCTACACTGCCAACAGGTATTACATCTACCAAATTCGCGTTCGGTACAAGTGTGTGTTAGTTCTACTAAATCCATAATATCGTATCGTACATACGCCTGTACAATGTCTGTTTTATAACAATCAAAAAATGGTTGACGATGTTTCGGATGATTTCTACGAACTCTGGTCGGACCACCAGGTAATATATCATCTGGATATACGTTTCCTGCAAAATATAAAATATCATAGTCAGTTTCTATTGATTTCAATGCCACATTTATTATGTTTGCATGATATATCAACGGATTTCCTATAAACTTTGGTTTCTTGACTTGCTTATCTAATTTTTGATTCACCCAGTCTATTATAGGTTGAACATAATGTTTAGCCCCATCCGTCTTTGGTATCGTGAACGTTATGATATTATCAATGTTTTTTGCCAGTAAATATAATAATAATGTACTATCCATACCTCCAGATAACATTATACCTACTCTATCTGTTGAGTTGATTTTACTTAATCCCAATAATTCTTCCGATATCATACTATATATCCAAATAATTTGCTACTAATACTATCATACTGTTTGTTAAACTCATCTACATTTTTTAATACATCTACATCAGAATAATATGGTGCTACTCTTTTGTAACGTGGGGTTACGTTTGGTAAATTTAATTTTTCTAATACATTTTCACTATTAGTAAAAATAAATTCATCATAAAACACATAATCACATCGTTGTTCATATTCCATGTGAAGTTTATAATGTTCAAACCTTTCGGTTATTAATTCATCTGAAAAGATTAGTTTACCCACAAATGGTTCTCTAATATTTTTCCTATCTGTTCCATTACTATATGTTTTAAAATGTTTTTCTACCAATGCTTTTAGTAAACGTTTTCTGTAGTCTACTGGTTTTATGAAAATTGTAGCGTAGTTTTCATTACCAATAAACCGTTCGGCTAACCACGGATAGTGATTAATCACCATCTTTACTGTTGTCGGTGGTTCCTTATTTACAAACCGTTCATACTTTTGTTTTATTGAATCTTCTGTATTTAATTCTGGATTGAATGGCTCTAAATCCGTACCGATATGTTGTGGGTCCATATACGATAAACTGCTGTTGATAAGACTATGTAAATAACGAGAACCAGTTCTTGGTAAATGAAAAATACAATACATTACAGTACCTTGATTCCATATGTTTCTTCGAATGCTCGGGCATCATTTATATTATTTACCATTGGTTTTCCCTTAATGTTCAAACTGGTATTAAGTAACATAGGACATCCGGTTTCTTCATACCAACTAGTTAACAATCTGTGAAATCCAGGATTATCTCTTTCAGTCACAGTTTGTACCCGTGAGGTTCCATCGGCGTGAATAATTGCAGGAAACTCTTCTGGTCGTTTACATTTTGCCACAAACTGCATATATGGACTACGTGGTGTCACCATATCAAAGTAATCTTGTGCGTGTTCTTCCAAGATAGATGGTGCGAAAGGACGAAACTTTTGTCTACGTTTGATTTCGTTGACCTTATCCTTAATATCCGTTCCCCGTGGGTCTGCCAACAAACTACGATTTCCCAAAGCTCTTGGTCCGAATTCTGCTCGACCATTGGCAATACCTACTAGTTTAACATCTTTTAATTGGGAAATCAACCCCTCTACTGGATATTTTTCTCCTATATCATGTCCTAAGAACGGAGAGGTGAATTTGATATGTTGTTGTGTATGTGCTGTAATTGCCCCCAAACTGTTTCCTGCGTCACCTGGATTTGGCATTATCCATACGTTATCGAAATACTTGTATGCGATACTATTTGCTACACAATTTAGTGCACACCCACCACTTAATACTAGATTGGTTGCCCCCGTAAGTTTCTTAGTATATTCCAATAAATCAGTAAACACCAACTCATAAATGTACTGGGTTGCCGCGGCAATATCGTACATATCTTGTTCGGATGTTAGTTCTTGTCGCCACCACATACATCCACGATGAAGATTGTGTCGTAGTTTTAGTATTGTACTACCATCAAAAAAATCTTCTATTATCGAACTTGCATATTTTGACGGGTCACCATATGCTGCCATGCCCATCAAGATGTATTCTTCTTCATTTGGTTTTAGTCCCACTCGTTGGGTCATAGCGGAATACCACAATCCTAAACTATGTGGGTACTTAATAGAAAACTTTTTGTCCAGTTTAGCCCCGTTTCCACGCCAGATAGTGGTGGTGTCAAACTCTCCAATTGCGTCAATCACCAATACTGCTGCATCATCAAACTGAGAAGTATAATAACCTGCCGATGCATGACTGTGATGGTGGTCTACGGTAACTACTGGTGCTGTTATTCCGTAATTACGAACATATTGTTTGGGATTGTTGTTCATCCAGCCTTGACCCGCTCGGAATTGACGTAATGACTTTATCAGTGGCCGTTCATACCAGACCACTTCATCAGGTTCACCGTATCTATAGGCATCTGCCACGATGTCAGGGTTCAGATGAGCATCATTCTTCACACCAGAATAGCGTTCTGATTGTGAGGCAAACAATATTTTTTTATCTTGCACCACCGTGATGGCAGCGTCATGACTGTTGGCAGAAATTCCCCAGATAATCATATTACATTTCCATCACATCTGCTAACTCAGGAAATACTGAGCAGAAATCTTCTCCACGTATCTTATCGATACGTTCCACTTCTGATTTGAAAAAGTGTTTGTATGGTTCCCAATAATTTTTTTCATTAACCCAATTAGGTAATAGTAATAATTGTTGATAGTGATTATTATTCGTATATCCTTTACTCTGCAATATATTTAATAATTCATTAAGATTTTTATGCCCCTGTTGTTTTTTAATGTCTGGTAAAGCCATAGATGTTAAATGTTCTGGGGAGTGCATTGGATAAGTCGTTAATTTTTCACTATACCAACCCATATTATCAAGATAAGAATAAAAATCTTTCAAGGTTAAGTAATTGAAAAAACTCATTACGGTATTCAAACTCATATGAATGAATGATTGTTTGTGTAGTAATGTTAAATTTTGTTCAACTGTATTCCAATCTGTACCGTGACGAATATATTCAGCACGAGGACCATAGTGGTCAATACTAGCATATAATTCTATCTGAGTGTCAAACTTACTCCACAATCCAAGAATATCTTTATCTTTGTATTTTAAATTACTTACATTTGTATTATACCGCAAACGAACGTCTGTTCTACCCCTGCGTAAAAATTCTTCCAAAATTATATAATGCTGTTCATTAATCAAGGGCTCACCACCAGCAAAATATGCAAGATGAATGTGGTCTATATGACCTAATACTTCATCAACCAATGATTGATGATCATTTTTTGGTATTACTCTAGCGTATGGTACGCCGTTTCGTAAGTCTTCGGCTTCCCATTGCGTACTAAAACTAGAACCGCAAGTTCTACATTTAAAATTGCAAAGATTATTAAATCTCACATCAAAATAACGCATTTTAAACTCACTGATACTACCATCCAGATTAGTAAAACTTGCTACCTCGTCAAAAAATTGTTTAAATTCATCGTTGGTGGCAATTCTAGCACTTTTGATACCGGCGTTTTCTAAATTATAGCACGGAGTACACATTGGACTTTTGACTTCGTTAAGCATACTCAAGCGTAATGAGCGCATTTTGGGAGAATTTATTAACTCACCTATAGAACTTTGTCGGGTGTTTCCTATTGGTATACTAGGATTAGCTGTGCAGCATGGATACGATATTCCCTCTGGACTGGCGTGCATATGTACCCAGGGATACATGCAAAAAGTTTTACTTTCATTTAAAAGAAAATCTTTCTTACTATACATGATGTAATGCCTTTATTAAAGATGGATAAAATGTGTCATACGGTCTAGTAAAAAACACATTTCTATTATGTACTAACAACTCATAATCTTTTTTAAAAAACTCATAAAAATGTTTTATATCAATACTCTGTAATCTTTCAAACTCCTCTATAAATAACTGGAACCGTTTGTCTACGTCTTGCTCAGCATCATAATCATAATTTATCCAAGACGGTAGTTCAAATCCATAAGATTGAATACTTTTTAGTAATCCACAATATCCGAACGGAAGTATAAAGTGTCCTTTTATAAGTGGGTCAAATGTTTTTTCCGTGACAACTTTAGTAAATGAAGATTTTACCAAAGTTTCTACATATACGCTTACAAATGTATCAGAATATAATTTATTAGATATAGGAAACCAAATAGGATTATTTAATAATGAATCGGGTGTACGAAAAACATTTTTTTCACTTATTATATCTTCTTCTGGTGATAATATTTTTATTGGAGTAGATGACCAGTCTGAAAATATATTATCCGTATTTTTTAAAACTTCCGTAAGAGCTTTTCTATAATACTGTCTTTTCTTATCCAACAATGGTTGACGATTGTTCTCGACTCTTGTTGCTGATAAAAATCTTTTTGCTGTGTTTGTTTTTTGTATCTTGCTTAAAGCAAACATTTTTTCTGAGGCGTCATACGTCCATAGATTATTCTGTAAATTTATTTTATGATACTCTGTAAAGTACAACTTTTGTCTATTCCATAACAAATCATAATTTATAACCTTTTCATCTTGATTTATTAAATTAGTTTCAGTTATTAGAAATTTATTAGTAAATTTTTTCCAATTATTTGCGAATGGATATTCAAATAAAATTTGGTCATCGTCTGTATGGAATAATCCTACTCCTAAAATAATCTTATCTTTAATTATATCTATAACATCTTTGTTTTGCATTTCTAAAAAATCAGATTGAAATACAGGAATTATATCGCATTCTTTTAAGTTAGTACTTAAACAAAATCTGGTTGGTTCTAATTCAAAAAACCAAGAACTATTACCGGGTATACCTACGTCTACTGTAGTACTACCAGCATACGAAGAACGTTGGTAAATTTTATAGGTTTCTTGTATTTCCATACGGTACTACAATGCAGTCGGGAATAGATTCCTTTTCTAGATATCTCCAAATATCAACGATAACACTACCAGATAAAATATTACAATAAAACTTTTGTTTATCGCTACCTATTAAATGACTATGACTATATGTTGTAGGTGCGTGATGTGCTAACAATACTATTCCTTTTACACTCTCTACGGTATCACCTGTAAGTGGGTCTATATATGTTACCCCGTATCCTTGTTCTTGTACATAATGCCCAATCAGTAAACTATAACTACCTTCCGTATAGGATACACCCGGTTTGTATGCTTTACCGTGAATATAAATTTCTAAATTATATTTGTTAGACAAATCAATTAATTTATCCGCAATACGTTTTGCTTGTAATTCTCTACTGTCCATTATAGCACCAAATAAATCATAACCCAAATTTAACTTTTGCGCCATATATCGTAATGCGATATTGTCTCGGGGATGACATGCTCCTGCATCTCCCATACCCGCCTTCATATACGCTGCTCCAGTTATACGTCTATCACTTTCTGCCAATGCTTTTGTCACCACATCCACATTGATGTTTCCAGATGCTTCTGCTACATCCTGTATCATATTCACCAACCCAATCTTCGCAGAAATGAATGTGTTGTAGAAAATCTTGATACATTCTGCTTCATCCCATGTACCAACAACATATCGTGGATTGTTTTGCATCATGGTTTTGTAAAAGTCTGTAAGAATTTTTGCATCACCTGTTACTGAACCATCTTCCGTACCTATAATAACCATTTCTGGATTAATCATATCCCAACGTACTGACCCCATGGCAATCAAGTATGGATTATAGATGAAACGATAGTTAGTGGTATGTTGAATGAATTCTCGACGAACTGTGCCAGGCAACACAGTGCTGATGAGAACCACCAGCTGGTCCTTGGTGCAATACTTGTTCACTTCCTTCAACACATCAATCACGATGGAATAATCAAAGTCTTTGGGTTCCAGATGTGCTGTAGGAGTCTCGCCACCATAGGACTTGTCATGCGGAGTAGGAACTGCAATGAAAATCAATTCTCTGTCTTTCACAACTTCCTGAATGGTATCAACCAAAGGAAATTCTGGGAGGTCGGATTTCACAACATCATGTCCTATCACATCATGTCCTGCACGTTTCATCTCATTGGCACATGGTGCACCAAGTTTTCCACAACCAATCATCGCAACTTTTTTTAATTGTTCCATAATTTATGAACCTCTGATATTTCTCCTGTGTTATTTACGCAACACGCACATGGAGTTTTTCTAGAATTAGGACTATAACTCATTTTGTTATAATGGATTTCTGTTTCTTTTTGTACATCAAACTCTTCAGGTAAATAGTTCGGTAAAAATTGTTTTACCCAATCATAATGCATTTTAATCGTTGGGTGACCGTCTATAAACAATTCATTTGGTTTCATCCACGGTTTATCTTTTGATGGTTCAAAACGATAGAAATCAGATTTTGCATATTTACTTTTTACCCAATCTCGCATAGCAATCGAAACATCTAATATACGAATTGCATCTTTTTCTAATTCTATGGAAAATTTCTTAGAAGTAATTTCTGGTATGTAATCGTATTCCGCTTCAAATCCTGGTAACATATTAAATGCTGTCATTATTTTATGTTGTATATTTTTGTATTCTAGGAATAAGTGTGCGTGATTGATATGCATCCACGTGGTTTGATAACCATAATCCACAGACCAATATTCTTGTAAAAATTTTTCATCAAAAAAATTATTTGTAGTAAATATGTTTCCTCTGGTTCCCCAACTACCATGTGTTAGAGTATCAAATCTGGTAGAACCGCTGAACATTATTAATACGGTATCGTTTGGCGTAAGATTGTAAACTCTGTCGCATTCTATAAGAGAAGAAACTATGTAATGATTTCCTGCTCCTGATTTACCGTAATTTATATAGGTATCAAAAGTCCGACCACAGATGTCTGCCCAAGTTGGCCAACCATACGCAGTATAACTACACCCAAATGTAAACAATCTACTCATTTTTTAACAAACTCCACCAAAAATTATCTATACGATTAGAATATACATTTTGAAAATGTTTATAATTGTACTCTACTATTTCTTGAGTTTCTTCTATAAAAGTTTTCTTTTTATCCCGTGACCAATTAGTTATTTCTTTACAAACGTTTCCTATTGTTATCAATCTGTGATGGTGGTCCTCTATATCATCATAACTTTCATCAAACCATTTGCTAAAAGTTTTGTATCCTTTATTTTTAAGAGACTGTAAACTTTTAGGTGCTCCAACAATAATAAATGGTTGCTTAAATATTATAGGTTTGAATGTTTTTTCTGTTTCGGCAATCGCGTCTGTATATGCGTTAGTCTCGGTGACAATAGATATCAAACTCTTATCATAAAACTGTGTTAAGTTTCCTCTATTACCTATCGTCATATTAGAATGATTACTTTTATCTTCTGGTAATGTATCTATACGAAGGGGAAGTATAGAATTTTGTAATGTTTGAACTTCTGCTCCAGTAAGTCCGATTTTATTACAAAAATTAAAATCTACATTACTTACGAAAGAATGTATAGGTACTTCTGGATTGTATGCGGGAAGAGAAAAATAACTCTTCTCCAACAATCCTAACTTGTAAAATAATAAGGTTAAATCGATTCTATGCTGTCTATATCTGTAATTCAACGCCAAGAAGTCTTTTTCTAATATATCAATATGTCGTTTTGTAACATATTCATCTGTTTGATGTCGTTGTGATAACTGCCATTCAAATGCATCCCATGATAACATATTCATTCGTTGATTTGTGGGAATATTATTTCTATCGCAATATCGATTGTAAATTTGATTTACATTAGGACATCCAGTTTGGTATATTATTTTTTCTAATGGTATATTATGACATTTAAAATAATTGTGCATCAAGAAAAAGAAGTGTTCCTCAACAAATGATTCCAATGACATATCTAAAAATAAATAACCGTTTTTTTGTTTTATACCATGTAAAATATTATGAGATATGGATACGGATTCTAATAATCCATATTGAGTGCCAAATGAAAAAAATGCATCAAATGGTACCCTATGATGTAACTGATAATCATACAAGAATATATCATTTTCTTGTATTGAGTACGCAGAACTCAGTTCAAATAAATTTGGAAATCTTTCAAAAAATGTTTTCCATAAAAACGGAGCATTAGCACGACTATTATCCACACTCACTGTGTGCATAGCGTTTGCTAATTCGTATACATTTGGTATTCTATTATTCGATAGTGGTCCTCGTGGGCCAATCCATTCGTAAACAACTTTAATTTTCTTCATGCTGAATTATCTTTTGGATTTGTGTTGCTACTTGTAGTTGATGTTGGGGTCCATAATGAGAACCATCTGCCGCACGAAATATTTTTTTTCCCGATTGCATCATATCCCATCCTGCTCCAATATCATAATCAAGTAAATTACATTGTATTCCCGTATACTTTTTTATCGACAATAAATCCGAAGTATTCCAGGATAACTGATTTGGTAAATTATATACTTTTACTCCCCATGCAGAGCATAGTGCGTTGGCTGCACTGAAATCTTCTATGAAATCATTACTCCATAGAGTATTTGATTTTAATCTCATATCAAATATTTCATCTATTATTTTATCGTTGTTATCTAAATGGTTATCTATTCTCCATCTAAAATTTAAATGAACTGGAGAACCTGCAGTCCTAATATAAGTATTTCTTGCTGCTTCTGTCCAACACAATAACACTCGTTTTGGTTTTGGTCTGTTTGATAAAAACCAAGAAAACAAAGTGTTCTTCATATTTTTATTACTGTTTCCACCCTTTGCAAGATTTACGGTTCTAGTATTTAATAAATTTTCGTAATGTGTAACCCACATTTCACTTTTTCTCAAACCAATACCTTCAACAAACGAACAACCTAAAATCATATCAAACTCACCGTCTACGAAAGTATCGAATTCATCGGTTCTATAACCATAAGAATTAAGTACGTAAAAATTATCTTCTAATTCATAATATGGCCAATCAGTATTAGAAATTCCAAGTTCTGTAACTTTTTTAAAAGTCTTTTCGTACAAATCTTTTTCAAACGTCCCAGAAAATTTTGATTTTCTTTCCAATCCGTAGAATTGTACATAATTAAAAATATCATTAGTTGTATAACTGGGTTCAAACTTGTACATTTGATTTCCTTTTTGGTATAATAATGTCTGTACCGCATACACAATGAAACTTATTGCAGGTAATAGTTGTAGGACGAATTTCATCTACGTTTGATAATATACTACCAACCACACCAGATACACCACAACTTGCCATAGTTATGATACCAGCAGGATTGATGAATACCGCATCACCAATATCACATTGCCAACCACTAAAGAAGTTTTGGCGTGCAATAATCACTTCATTACTGTTCATAAACTCGTTACTACCATCACTCCACTTTCCATATGAGATGGCAAGATTTTCTTTGTTTGGTTTGTTTGGAGCAAACTTTATTTCAAGTTGCTGGTGTTCTTTCAACCATTCTACTTTTTTATTGTCCGCATATTCCCATGGTTTTGCCTCAGAAGACATTTCATCGAATAACGGTGTCCATTCTATAAAATATCCAGGAAGCTTATCTTTTAACATTTCCCCATACTCAACAACTTCCCAGAATCGTTCGTCGTGCATAAGTAATTTGTTACACATATAATTAATTTTGTCACACAAAAATAGACTGTTCTGAAAATATCTATCCTTATCTACTTGTTCTATGTGGAAACTTGCGACAATATCATCAAATAGGTGATAATGTTTCTTCCACCAAGAAGTTGCACGACTCAAGTTTGTATTGATGGCAACGGTGTTGTTTGGAGCGTACGATTTGAAGAACTCAACAACAGGAATCAAGTTTTTCCAAATAGTAGGTTCACCACCACTTAAGTATAATTTAAACGCATTATACCCGTTCTTTTTATAATTATCTATAATCTGTCGTAGATTTTCTATGTATTGACGTTGATTTCCATCGTTTTTATGAAGTTTACCCCAATTACCAGGATTGCAATAACTGCACTTATAGTTACAGTTATCACTCACCTGCCATGTAATTGCTAAATACTTTTCCTTAGGATAAACTTCTAGGAGTTTTCTTTCATCCATTTATATACATCCTCTAATTCGGGTATGTTTGAAAACAAATCTTCTTTTCGTATACCATCGTATAATTCACTTCTATCAAAAAATTCTTTTAGTCCACCGACATTTCCTTTAGCATTTTCTAATGCAGTTAATACGGCAAATGTTTGTCCCAAGTGATGTTCTACTTCTTCTGGACTAAATCTACCTCCGTGTTTTATTGCTGCGAATATATCTTTCCACAACTTTTTAGCTTCTAATGCGATTTTTGGAGGTAATACATCCAATCCCATATACCACGGATTGGTTAATATATTTAATCTCAATCCATCTAACGGAATTACGTTATTATATAATAACCACTTTAAGAACTTAGGAAACTGGAACACATTATATATAGAAATCGTGGGGGTTATTCCAAACTTTGCGTGTGGAACTTCTCGTTTTAGTTCTGCGATATTCTCTAATATCGTGTCCCACTTTGCTCCGTGACGTACATATTCAATAACTTTATCAGATCCATCCAAACTTGCCCAAATCTGTACGTTTGAAAACTTTTTCCAGTAGTCGATAGAGTTTTTATTCTTATATCGTAAAGTAAGGAAATTAGTGGTGTATGTCAATTCCACGTTAGTATGATTATTTTCTAACCAGTAGTCTAATATATCATAATGCTCATTAGTAATAAGAGCTTCACCACCAGCAAAGTATACTTCTTCTACGTCTAACAAATATGGTGTTAGTTTTTGTAGTAAATCATTTTCTTCATTATTAGATACCACAATCTTTTTCATGTTGAAATGTGATTCTAATGTTTCTTTACCAAAATTCTGTTGGTGTTCTTCTGCCCAACGACTACTACACGCAGGTCCACAAGTACGACATTTCATGTTACATAAGTTACTAAATCTAATGTCTAAGTACTTTAGTTGAAACTTTTCTATGGTCCCGTCTGATTTTGTTAATTGTACTAATTCTTTGGAGGAATCAAATCGTCTAGTGTTATTGGATTGTCTTAATGACCATATACCATAATTTTCCAAATCATAACATCTAGAACACTCGTCAACGTATTCATCGTTGAGCATTTTTACTCGAATTTCTTTATACTTTTCACTATTCATAATATCCAACACAGAATCTTTATCTGTACTGGACACTGGTTTCTGTGAGTCTGCCACACAACATGGTAACACCCGTTTGTCAGGCCATGCATGAAAATGTATCCATGGAAGAATACAAAAGTGTTTACTAGTCTTTACATTATTCAATATTTTCATACCAGGCTCTCAGTTCTGGGAATGTACCAATAAATGTTTCCTCACGAATAGCGTCAAAATGTGTGGTCAATGATTTAAACTTTTGTTGCCATTCTTTATTGGGTTCTACATCTTCTTGTATAAAATGATAGATATCAGACAATCCATTCTTAATATGTCCATCTGGAACAGTATCTAACCAACTACCTATTTTTTCTTTGGCTTCCTTCTTTAATTCCTTGGAAAGAACATTATTTAAATTATAATAATCGGGATTGATAAGTTTATAAAATGAGCATGAAGTAGTAACCAAATCTATGATACCATTTTCGTGTAGGTGATCAAGGAACTCTGTAATTGTAAGTACATTGAATATTCCTACTACGCAATTAAATGATATAGATACGTTAGGACAAGAGGATTTAATTTGTTTCAAATTTGAAAGTATGTCCGACCATACAGTACCGTTTCTCATGTATTCCGCACGTGTACCAAATGAATCTAAACTACCATACACTTCGATTTTATCAAACTTATTCCATAAATCCAATACACTAATATCTTTAAACGTTAATCGACTACAGTTAGTGTTGTATCGAATAGTTACGTTTGTACTGTTATTGTCAATCAAGTACTGAAGTATTTGGTAATGTTCAGGAGTAATAAGTGGTTCTCCTCCTGCAAAGTACAACATCTCTAGTTCCCCTAGATGTGGCTTAAATTCTTCAAGTAGTCTTGGGTCACCATTAGATGCGTGAGTTATACCAGGAAACTGACCATATCCTTGTTTATGTGACTCTGCTGCCCATGTGGATGAAAACATATCACCACAAGTACGACATTTGAAATTACATAAATTACTAAATCGTACATCAAAATACTTTAAATTCATACCAGGAAGATACCCATCTTCCAGTGTATCGTGTATTAAATCAAAGTGTTGTCCAAACTCATTGTTAGCAAAGTTTCTAAATGAATATCCACCCGAACCAGTGGATTCGTGTTTATAACAGTTTGCACAACCTTCTATCCGTTCGCCTGCTAATAACTTTCTACGAACTTCTTTATACGCCTCACTATTCCAAATTTCTTTAACAGTATTTTCCCGCACATTGCCCACGGGATTTTCATACTTTGTTGTACAACATGGATACACATTTCCGTCTGTATTGACATACGTGTGTATCCATGGAAACATACAAAATGTTTTGTTATGTTCTAGTAATTTGGATAAGTCTGGAGTCTGGGGCATCTTTACCACTCAAATAAAAGTTTTCGTATTCAGGAAATGTTTCTAAGAAATTTGTTCCTCGACGTTTATCATATTCGGTAAACCAATTATAGAAATCTTTTCTACCTTCAAGTACCTTTTCGGGAGAATATTCTGTAGTCTCCATGTACTTAACAACCCGTTTAAATCGTTCTAACTCTAATTCAGAAAACTTTGTTACATCGTTTTCATCAGTATGTTTTTCCATGTACTTAAGAGTTTCGTACATATATGGCATGAACTCTTCTTTCGGTAAAATATTCATATCATATTGGAGTGGTTCTTTTAAATACGGTGTATCAAACCGAATTTTTCTTTCTAATGGTCTATCTGGAGTATCCGCAATAATTTTATTATACTTCTTTCTCCATTGTAAAATCTTCTTTAGTAATGAAGTGAATGTAGTAACTGTTAGAATGTTAAACGTAATCATAAAGGTTACGTGACTTTTTGTCATTCTAACGTATGTGTCGAGATTCTTTTCCCAGACCTTTAAATCTAAACCAGTACGAATATATTCTGCTCTCGGTCCCCATGTGTCAATACTACTAAACAGTTTAAACTTCTTAATAGAGTTCGTTTCTAGTAAGTCGCGAACGTTTTCAGACAAACGTACAACCCATTCATTCTTTCCACCCAAATTACTATTAATGTTCAACTCTAAATTCGGCATAGGGTCATCTTTTAACGAATCCAACAAACGCCAAGTGCTCTTGTGCATCAATGGTTCACCACCAGTCAATCGAAGAATGTTCAATGTTTTACGGACATCTGGCCACCAACGCCACCACGCTTCCACATAGGGGTTGGTTTCTTCTTCGTACATGGTGAACCAGTCAATATCATTTCTGTGATTGTTCACCATGGTGTAAGGACCATGTTGTTGAATCTCACGATAGTACCGCGATGATGCTTTGGGATGACAGTAACCACACTTGAAGTTACATTCATTACCAAAACTCAATTCAATGTATTCAGGATTGATATTGAAATCCCAAGGACTATTTTTTATTTCATCAAATCTATCTTCTGTGTAAATTGATGTTGTTCGAATATGTCTGTCGGAAACATAGTCTGGACCTAATGCTTCGATGTTCCAACAGTATTGACATCCACTAGGCTTTTCCCCGTTAAGCATTTGTAAACGTTCTTGTTTCTTTTGGGGGGTATTGTGTAATGCCGACGGATTGTCTTTAAGTTCCTCAATAGGAATCTTATGTGGCGCAGGATGATAACAACTATGCGTTTCTCCAGTCTGTAGGTAAATGGTTACGTGATGCCATTTTGCCATACAGAAGGTTGGACTCAGTTGATTTGTTATCGGTAGAATTCTTTTGATTCTATCTAGTTCATAACTCATATTTTATAACCTATGTTCATAAATCGTGTGAACTGCGAACAGTCTAATTCACCTGTATACATACTCTTCTTAATTTTGTTGGTCTTAATAAACTCTTTAAGAGTTTTCGTAGTCCTAACGTGTTCACCCTTTAATTCTTCAAAGTTGTTTCCTTGTAATGCTATCAAAACGTTTTTAGGAACATTATCGAACCACGTATTAAATACTTTTTGGTTTATATGTTCTGTTGCTGTGTTAACTATTAAACAGACATCTTTAGGGTAGAACTTGAAGTTCTCCATCTTTTCTGTTATAAAACTAATACGTGTATCATAATTTGTCAAGGTTTGTCCTTGTTTAACACAGTTTGTATCTACATCAATACTATACACGGTTGTTATATCTGGAAAATTGTCACGTAAAAACATAGCGTTTAAACCATGCCATCCTCCAAATACATACGCAGAACCTTGAAGAGTTTTATTTTCTTTCTTAAGAACATTTTTTAATTCTTCAACTAACCATATCTTACTTTTTAGTTGACTTTCCCAAAAACATTCTAATAAAGAATATCGTTCTTCGGCAGTTTCAGCAGAACGTATGACATTCATCCACGTACCAACTCTATGTGCAGGTATACCGTAACTATGAAACGACATATTAATTGTAAATAAACGGATCTCGTTTTCTTAATTCTTCTAGTCTACGTTTGTTTATATATTGAACGGTCCACTTATATACCATTTCAACCAACCTGTCTAAGATTTTTCTCATATTAGTTTCCCAGAACATTTAATGTTTTCTTTGTTTCTATTTCTTTGGGTTTAGTTACTCGTCTATACATTTCGAAATCACCCCAGTCCCCTTCTCCGGTATATCTGTAGGCGAATGAGAAGTCTATAGTTTTATTCAACATTTCTTCTTCTTGTAACAATAAACTAAAATCTACGTGGTTTCTACCTTCCATTCCCCATGATGGTTTTGCTAACTTTCTGGCTCTTACCGCGGTATTAGACATCATTCTACTATAGTCCTGTGCAAAGAACGGACCTTTTCTACCAGGTTGACCATTTGGTTGAAGTTGGTCTGGACGTTCTCTTGTATCTAAATGGTTGTCTACCTGTTCAAACTTCATATCAAAATCAGCTAACCATTTACCATCATCTGTAATTGAAAATCTGTATTCTGCGGTATACATACCTGGTCCAAATTGCCATCCGAATTCTTTAATATCAATCTCTGGATTAAACTTGACCACCGCATCATATCCACCACGTGTCTTCCACAACATTCTGAAGAATGGCCACATCTCGTTTACAAGAGTGTCTGCGAACGGATTAATATTAGGTTTGATTATTCTATAATCGAAATCTTCGTATTCAACTTCTCTCAAAGTATTAGGATTATGTAGTTTAATACTATAATGTTCCTTTTCTAAATTGAAACGAATAGGATACCCGAATGGAGTTTCCGTACATCCACGCATAAAATCTAAGAACATATGGAAAGTTTTCACACGATGCATTACATGAGTACCACCTTTTGTTAGGTCATGAGTAATCCAGTGTCCTTGATATTTGTGTGCACTTACATTAAACTTGTGTGTGTTTTGCCCCACAATAGTTTCTGGACCCACTGCCATACCCACACCGGCACCCACGTTGTTGATGTTGTTGTTTCTCATTCTCCATAGGAATGTCATACTATCAGCAAAGTCTTGGAAATCTTCTGTGGGAAATCCCACAATCCAGTTGGTGGCGGCATAGATTCCCACTTCTTTACCATGACGGAAGTTGGCTTCCATTTCTTCAATTGTCACACGTTTGTCCATATCGTCTAGTACTCGTTGACTTCCAGACTCAATACCATAATTTAACATGATACATCCACCTGCCTTTAAGTCCTTAAAGTACTCCAAATCCATACGTCCATCACAACGACAATATCCTGTCCAATGAATCTTCAATTCCTTGGCTTCTACTGCCTTACAGAAGGCACGAAGTTCTTTTAAGTTACCATTCACTAAACTATCGATGAACCAAATAACGTCTGTACCTTTATTATAATACAACCATTCAATTTCTTTTAATGCGTCCACTGCACTCCGTTGACGATACTTCCAGAAATGAGTTTCTTCACAAAATGTACACTTTGCAGTACATCCACGACTAAACTGACTGTTAACTCCGTTTGGAATTTCATATTGCGAGAAATCAATACTTTCATAATCTGGCATAGGAAGATTATTGATTTGAATACGTTCTCCTTCTGGCTGAATCATAATGTATGGTTCTGTACGAACCACACCATCTTCTACTTCCTGTAGGATGTCAAGAATAGCAGCTTCACCCTCACCTGCTACTACATAGTCATAATATGGTTCTATTTCAAACCAACTCTTTTTTGTATTACTTCCACCGATGGCAATCTTAATATCAGGTCTACGTCTTTTAATTTCTTGACACATCCACTTCGTGGGTTCTGCACTAATATAATACATAGTAAACCCAACAATCTGTGGGTCGAACTCTAAAATTTCATCTATGGTTTTTAGTAATAATGGTTCTAATACAGGATGAATGTCCTGCATATACGTTTCGGCTAACCAATGCCAACTCGCACTTGGATCCCACAAACGGAATGGGAGTTTTTGATTAGGCCACCAATCATTTTTAAACTCAGTGTACGCCCTCATATTTAAATCATAAACTTTTGTTTCGTACCCTGCTGTTTTAGCAATACCACTTAATAATGCTAAATTATATGGTGGGAAATGTGGTGCCCACTCTGGACATAATACTAATGCAAGTTTTGTTTTACGTGTCTTATAATCGATATAAACCGGTGTAACGTTGTGTTGTTCGAACGGTTTAGCATATGGTTTAATAGCCTCGAACATTGCTACGTGTTTAGCGTCAGCAATATCTGGAGCTAACGCTTCTCTAGCTTTAGCTTCTTTCGCTAATTTAGTAAGATTAAAATCAATAGGTTCAGTCATAATTACCCGTGAAGTTCTTCAAATCGTTCTTGTAACCAGTTCCAATCCACCGTTTTTTGTAATTCATCTGGATTCTTTACATACTGTTCTGCGTACTGTATACCGTCTTCCGCACCCTTCAATACCCACTCTGCGTTCGGACCTTCGGCAAAGGCGGTCCATCGTTGTAACCACAAATATGCATCTGGGGTATGTGCCGTAGATAATTTAACTGCTTCACGAAATGCAGTTCTCCAGGCTTCAAATGGTGACGTTGCAAAATATGCCTCACTAACCTTCATTGGAATAGTAACGGTCTTGCTGAATTGTGTGAAATCCAATCCGAAGTTTTTTGGAGTATTTAACACCAAATGACTATTGTAACAGACAATACCCATATGCCCATACTCTAAACGATTACTCATATTTTTTGCATGAAATACTATATGAGCATCTGTAACCGTTTCAACTGGATAATTAAATACATTTAAATCAGTTATGTAATTTTTACCAGTTACTACAAAGAATTGCCTTACGTCCTTAGCTAAATCAACACAACGATGGAACATCTTTCTTCGTCCATCTATTCCATCTATACGAATTGCACGTGGATATAAGCTGGTTAGATGCTTCCAATTTTCATCTGCGTTACTTTCTCCATTACTGACAAAGAACACAGGAACATTTTTGTCTTTTGGTCTTTTTGCCGTTGGTACAGTTAGCACTGCAGATGCTGGATTGACTTCAACAATCATTTTTTCTGACCACTTCCACGGGTCATCACTTTCTTTCTTCATCTTTTCAATAATCTTCCGTTCTCCCGCCCACCCTGCAATAAACACTTGTTCAGAATCTTTACGAACGACAAACAATACTGGACCGGAAATATGTTCCCAAGAAACTCCATTAATACACCTATACAGTTTCTTTTCTGCAAGAGGTTGGTCAACGATCTGAACATAATCGAATACCGATAGTTCTTTTTCACCTGCTTGTGCCCACCCACCAGCGTCTTTCACCGTTTCCATATAGTCGGTAAACCATCCCAAACTACGTACCCACGGTTTGGTTTCGACTACCCAATATTTCTTAAAGAGGTCACTGTGTGCCAACCACGATTCGTTATTTAGCATTCTTCTTTACCTTTTTTGTAGGTTTTGTTTTTTCTAAATGACGTTTTACCCGTTGTTCGTCATTGGTACCGATACTTGGACCAAAAGCCCATTGTCCTACATGACGGACCTGAAAACTAAGATTCATATCTACTAGTATTTTATATCCTGCGTTACGTAACTTACCTTGAAAATAAAAATCTTCACCATGCCAGTCTCCGTCCTTAAACTCAAAATTGAAATATGGACGATTGATTTTAGTTAAGACTTCTGTTTTCATCAACATACATCCCATTCCAATACCTTCGACTTCTTGTAACTCTTGGTCGGCTTCCAGAGGTAACCAGTTTTCCCAATCTTCACGTTCTGGATATGCTACTGTTTGAAGCGGGACTGACCGTTTCATATAATTAGAACAGACAATATCGACGTTATGTCCCATCAACCGCATAGCAGTGGTACTGGGGAACATCATATCGGAATCTAACCACAATGCATAATCCGCGTTTATCGCAAGTGCCTGTCGTGCTAACTTCTCACGTTGAGACAAGAGAATGGTACTTTGGTCATATATTACGTGTACATCAATACCTGCCATCGTAGTGGTCTTAACCAACTCCACCAATGATGCGGTAAACAAACTGTAGGTATATTCTCTGCATGGGACCAGAATTGCTAATTTCGTTGGTCTGGTTTGCCAAATCGTCAAATCGTAAATATTTTTCATACGCCAGCCACTCCAGATGCAGCTAATGTTGCTGCTTGGCTGGTGATTTCACGAATCATAGTGACAATTTCTTGTACTCGTTTGACAAAGAGTTGATAATCTGCCAATGGAAACTGTGTGACAGTATTTAATGTATCGATACTGTATTTATCGAAGATGAGTATTTCCATAGCCCCTTGACGTGCCCATTTTTCGATTAACGCAAATCGTGTCGTTTGCGTTTCACCGTTTAATAAGTTCAATAAATGTTGGGGATTATGTTGGGCGAGAATACCTTCTAAGAACTTAATACGTTCCGGCCATTCACCCTTTTCTTTAAGATATTGTAATTCATATAGTAATTCAATCAATACCTTTTTGTCATATCCAATAGAAACCCATCGGACGTACTTTTCTTCGTATTCCGATGGGTTAGTATTAATTGCTGCCAATAATGTATCAAACGTTATGTGTTCCATAATATGTAACCCCTTATTAAATAACCGTACTTAAATATATATTATACTACTAAATTTGTCAAGTCCCCAAATTAATATGTATTTGGGGTAGTTCTTCCACCTAATCTAGTAGAGAATGGGAATGGTTGAAGTGTTAATGTAGGAGCGCCATATGGGTTTGCATTCGCAGCGCCTCCAAGACCCGCACTTAAGGTTATTTGCCCACTTAACCCGTATGCGTTTCTGGCTCGTCCCATCGAAATTTCCGACCCCGTATTTGGTATAATACCCATAGTTTATCCTATTAACCCTGTATAATTCCCTACTAATATAAATATTTGAATGATACTCCTAAAGTCCGAATCTGTGACGCAATGCTTGATAAGCTGTGTTTATTTCTTCTGCCGATAACACCCGATTATAGATATATAAACATCCAATATGAGAATTACTAAATTCTGAGTTTCCTGGACCGTACATTCCAATAGAAAGGTTATATGGACCAGCACTTCCTGCGTTGTTAGAAACCGCTTGCACACCATTTACATACAGTTGCCAAGTATCTGTAGATGTGTTTCCCGTTGTTGCGTATATTCTCCAATTTGTGTCACTTGCACCGGCAGATACACTTGATACCCATCCTTCGGCGTAATGATTTTCTGTGTTTCCACCCCAATGTCCCATTAACCAATTATTATTTAATGCAGAAAATGTTCTTCCCCCAACTGTATTATATCTTGCGGCACCAATAATCGTATATGTTCCACTACGTAAATCTTGAAGGATTCTAATATAATCATTTGACCCATCAAGAACTAGTATCCCTTGATTTGCACTGGAATACGTTACTCCATTAACAGGAACAGCGTGTATAGAATTTGTTAATAAATTTTTTTGATTAGGATACGTTCCTTCTTCCATCTTTATATTTGCGTAATACCTATATCCATTATGAGATGATTGACCATACCCTAGATACCAATTAAAACTATTACTATAATCACTAGGTGTCGTGATAGTTGTATATACATAACTCCAAGTTAATGCGCCAACCACTTGTGTTTTGATTGTGGTGCCAATTCCCGTACCCAGTGCTACGTTATTACCAGATGTAGAAAATGCACGACAATGAAACATGGTATCTGCCCCATTATAATCCGCACTCTTGGCATACCAACCACTTAACACGTAAGTAGTGTTAGAAACTAGTTCGGTGCTAAGGTTAAGTTGGTATTCTGTGAAATTACCATTTTGTCGTAGTACATAAGGTGAGTAATTACTTGGATTTGCTAACAATACAATATCATTTGTTGGGTTACTACCTCCTTCATAGGATGACCCCGCACCACCTAAAAAACTTGTAGTAGTACCAAACTTATTACTAGAGAATAATCCAAAATTAGCATCTGACGCAGGGTCATATGCTGCAATCAATCCACTTGTAGGTATCCGTGTACCAACTTGTGTTCCCACGTTACTCGCCGGCTGGGTAATCTATTGGACGTGACCATTCTTCTCCACTTAAAATTTCTAAAATTTGTTCGTGGGTATATTCTGGATAACTTTCATTATAAATTGATGGACGACCGTATGTGCCTGCGGGAGTGGTAACAGTCATTGGTTCCCCAGTTTCCGCATTGGTAAACGTTTGTACCACATCTTCCTCATATATCACCAAATCATATTTCACAAATGTTTTGGTCCCATCAACAGAATATCGCAAGGTATCCTTTGATGTTTCATGAACTTGGGAAAAATTAATATCATCTACGATAGATGATGGAATGACTAAATATTTTCTGGTTTCATACATAGTTATACTCCAAATCTTGCTCGGGTTGCTTCAAAGTTTTGTTGTACTTGTGTCGCTGATAGTGCTGTGCTATATATTTTTACTAATGGTACTCTACCTGAAAAATATCGTGAAGAATCTAAATGAAATCCTCGACCAATCGACGCAGCACCGAATGTTGTTAAAAATCCTTGAGGTGATGAGACACCAGTTTGTATGGTAGACCCGTTTAAATATATTGCAATCGTTCCGTTATTGTTTACCCACGTTGCATTATACCATGTATTAGCAGAAATACTGAATGTGTTGGTATACTGATAGAAGCTATTGCTATTAGTTACTCCAGACCAAAGCCAATTTGCAGTACCATCACTAAACTGTTCTAATCGTGGTCCAACATTTCCTGTGTTTGCGTAGTTACCATAATTCATATCCAGTATATTTCTATAATTGGTAACGCTTGTAGAATAGAACCATACATCTATTGTTTGGAAATTTCCTATAGTACCTAAATTACCCAAACTAACATAGTCATTACTACCGTCAAATACTATACTTCCACCATTATTACTATCATAGGTAGGACCATTTGTTAGTGTACCGGTATATCCACCAATATTATCCGTCCAGTTACCAGAATTTGTAGAATTATACGTAGTGATGTGTTTTACATCTGGGACGGTACTACCTGCCACCAGGGATACTCTGTCCACATACACTCTGTCCCAAGTAGCATATTGATAGTAAAACAAATAGAGTATCATGGTATTGGTACTGGGTTGCGTCGTGAATTGTCCCCAAGCATAATACCACCCATCACCTAGATGTATACGATTACTATCATTGTGAACGCCTCCTTCGGTTACATATGTACTGGAATTCACGTATTCGTAACGGTACATGAAATTTGGGTGCGTATATCCTGTGGTGGTTTTGTAAATCAACGAATAGGTGTATGTAGTACTTCCACTAACACTCACCCACCCATCATGATAATAAAATAAACTAGGACAACAATCCCCAGACCCCCCATTATAATCATTCCAGTGGTCAGCATATTTTACTGTTCGTTTTCCCACTTGAGGAATATCTACAACTTCTGTTCCTTGTGTGTATTTGTAAGTTGATGTATTAGTATTGGAACGATTATAATTCACTCCTCTAGCTAAATTAGTTCGTGCAACGCCTTGAAAACTTCTAATACTAGCAGCATCATATACTGCTACTAATCCGTCACGTACAATATTAGGTGAGTTAATAATACCCATTAGACAGTAAACCTATCTCGTAAAGCGTTATAATTTTGTAAAATTTGTGCTTGTGTCAAGTGTCCATCATAGTATAAAAATACAGCAATCTTTCCCCAGTATTGTGAACTGGTTCCTACTGCGGTGCTACCATCGTGATATCCACCAATTACGCAAAATCCATTATTAAATGTAGAATTTGCATTAGTAATTGTATATTCTGTTCCCGATGCGTTCCACTGAAAACTATAGTACGGTGATGTTTGTGCCAGCTTCCATGTTAAACAGTTGAAATTAGTATACGTATTTGGTATTGAAGTAACATCTACACCAGAATACAAATACCCCACTGAATTATTGTCGTACATTCCCAATCGGTTTGACCCTGCTTCTACAATTACTTGGTGGTCACTACTTGCTCCACGTATTAACGTTCTCCACGTAGATGTACTGTTCAAAATACTACTAAATACCATCACGGTTGTAGTTGGTGCGTTTGCTACATCGGTTAACGCACCTCCGACAACTTTTTTAGCAGTTCCATACGAACCTTCAAAATTCATATGGGCCACTCCGCCTGCAGTTGAGTATGCAGACGCATTTATTGTAAACGTATGACCGTTTCCGCTAATATCATACCACGATGTACCTGTACCTGGGTATGACCGTGTGTTTCCTGCGTCTAAACATAGTTTTAGTCCATTAGTTACAATATTGGGACTATAAATCGTTGCCATTCCATTAACCCTTTAAAATATGTTTCTTCAATTCATCAATTTCATCTTGTTGTTTCTTAATTGCTTCAATTAACACAGGGACTAACTTTGCGTAGTCCACGGTGAGATAATTATTTCCAGTCTTCGATGTGACTTCACCATTTTCTGATTTGACGGTATCGAATGGTGCAAGTTTGACCACTTCGGGGAGTACTGCTTGTACTTCTTGTGCACTTAACCCCACTTGGACATTATCGTTGAAATAACCGAAGTCTTTTGCGGTTTGGTTCCCGACATACTTAAATCCATTCAATGATTTTACAATCTTCATTGGGTCTTCAAAGGTTCCCACTTTGGTCTTTAATCGTTCGTCAGAATAGTATGCGGTGATTTCAGATGTTGCTCTGATTTCACCCGTAACCGTAAAGACGTTGGTTGATGCAGCATCTGCTTGTAAGATGGGTACACCCGAAATGTCATTGACTGAGAATACCGTTCCCGTCAAACTATCGGTGACTGCGAACAACTGACCAGATGTGCCACGAACGTCAAATTTTGCGGTTGGCGTTGAGGTACCGACGCCGACGTTACCAGCCGCCGTAATGCGTAGTTTTTCTGATTTTGTGTTTGCATTTTCTGTTACGAACGCCATATCAGAAGTTGCACTTGCCATTCTAATCCCAACGATTCTTGCTACCGCTCTTCCGCTGTTTCCACTAACTTGAAGATTTAGTTGTGCAAAACTGTTCACCGTTTCATTTTGATTGGTAACAGTTATACCCGCACCACTTCCATATTGTCCAGTATCAGATGTAGCGTCAAACGCAGTAGCACTATCTCTCCGAACCTGTAGCGCATCGAGCGGAGCTGTTGTTCCAATACCTACACTTCCTCCAAGTGTAAATAGTCCATCTTGACTAAATTGAAACTGTGATGCGGCTGCAGTTGCAGTTCCAAAATGTATTCCTAAAGTATCTGTAGTACTTCCTACTAAACCAGCTGTACCTTGAAAATAACTTAACCCGTATCCATCTGCATTACCAAAACTCCAAATTCTGTTTCTGGCATTACTTGCATATGTTGCAGTTTGAAATCCTGTACCCGAGCTTACTATTCCCCCAACCGAGAGGGTTGTACCACTAAACGTAAGATTTGCATCACTCGTTAAAGTAGTTGCTCCAGAGAATAATGCTACTCTGTTTGCTGCGCCACCACTAATCGTTCCTGCACCGGACGTACCACTCGTTCCATTTGCCCCAGAGGTACCACTCGTTCCATTTGCCCCAGACGTACCCGATGTACCGCTTACTCCAGAAGTTCCGTTAGCTCCAGAGGTACCCGATGTACCGTTAGCTCCAGACGTACCTGATGTTCCGCTTGCTCCAGAAGTACCGGAAGAACCACTACTACCCGAACTACCTGAACTACCTGAACTGCCCGATGTTCCGTTAGCTCCCGAAGTTCCCGATGTACCAGCTGTTCCCGATGTACCAGCGGGAGTTAATGCGAATGATGCGGTACCAAAGAACCCAACACCATTTGAAATTGAACTGGTGAACGAAGATGCTGATACGGTACCTGCGACAGTAATTTGTGACCCATTATCAGTGATAATAGAATCACTAAGATGTTCTGCATTTTGACTCTTTGGAATTCTATTTGTAGTTAAAGTAAGTTCATTACCAACACTATCAAATGTTTGTGGACCCATCATAAATACAGATGAGGTAACTCCTGCACCCGCTGCTTGTTGGTGAATGAATATCCATTCGTCCTTGAGAGAATCAAAGAATATTGAACCACTTACTTTTGGTGATGAACCAGAGTCAATTACCGATAGACCACCGAATCTTGTACCAGGTGCTAACGTGTTAACGGTAATAACATTGGTACCAACATCTAAGGTACTTTGAGAAATGAAACTAATTGATGATGAACCGAATACTGTAAGGTTTTGACTGATGAACAACGAACCAGTAATGGTTTGGTTTGCAGTAAAGGTATTTGACCCCGTGGTTGCATATGACCCAGTGACGTTTTCCAATGCGGTCAATCGGTTGTTTTGACCAACATCAATCGTCGCAAGAGAACTACTAAAGGTTGTATAGTTCGTTGTTGCAGTGATATCAACTTGACTTGAAGCAGACACCGTTCCTACTGGGAGTTGTGTACTACTACTAATGGTTCCCGTAGGTAAGAACGCGGTAACTTGTGCACTACTGGATACTGTATTTGCGGGAAGAAGTGCGGTTACTTGACCACTACTACTGACTATGCCAACAGAGATATTACTAATATCAGCGTATTGAATTTGACTAGAAGCAGATACGGTACCTGCTGGTAATTGTGCTGATGACGAGACAGTACCGCTAGGTAAGAATGCCGTGACTTGTGCTGAAGATGATACGGTATCTGTTGGGAGATATGTAGTAACTTGTGCCGAACTACTTGCTATTCCTGCGGGAATATTACTTAGCCCAGCATATGAGACCTGACTTGATGCGGAAACGGTACCCGCAGGTAATTGTGCGGACGATGAGAAAGTACCTGCGGGTAGTAGTGCAGTTACTTGACCACTACTACTGACAATACCAGCAGGAATATTACTAATATCAGCGTATTGAACTTGACTAGAAGCGGATACTGTGCCTGCAGGAAGCGTTATTGTGACTGTGTTATCGGTTACTGTTGTGGTGATTCCACTAGCACCAATTACATTTAATGTATCGGTTTTAAGATTTAAGGTATCCCCGCCAGTAGACCCACTAAAAGTAAGTGTAGATGCGATTCCTGTTAATCCCGACCCATCACCAACAAACGACCCAGTAAACGAGCCTGTATTGATTTGTGCCGAACTACTGACCGTTCCTGCTGGTAGTCCCGATGTAACTTGCGCAGAACTACTGACAGTCCCTGCGGGAAGTGAACTAACAATCTGTGCGGAACTAGAAACAACCCCACCACTCAATGCAGTAGTGGGGATACTTCCACTTCGGATTAATATACCAGGAACGCGAGTATTTGAGGACATATTATCTCAAACTAAGGGTGAAACACTACTAACATAAATATCGTTTTTGACCATTAAACACCGAAACGTGACCGTATAGAATTGAAACTTCTTGTTAATTCTTCTTGTGTTAATGTTCTTCTCCATACACGTGCCATTGCGATACGACCTTGCCAACGTTCACCATCACTCGTTCCATGTCCACCAATTCGTAAGAAATCAAAATCTGTACAATCAGCACATGCTCCGCTAACAGTTTGGAATTGTCCATTTACACAGTATAGTATTGAATTGCTTCCATTATATGCCATTGCGACATATACCCATTGGTTAGTAGGTACTGCCATAGTTGATGTATTGCATGGCCAGAATCCTAGGTAACGAGTGGTTGGATATACATACAGTGCATCATCTGAAGCTAAGTTTGTTTGGATAATTGCACGATAACCACTTCCTGCGGTATCGTATACCCATGCTTCAAACGTTGGAGTAGCAACATCACCTGCACTATAATTGGTATCTAAGAAATCATCACTACCGTCAAATGAGAAATACCCACGGTTACCAGAATTATAGGTAATACCTACTGGAATTCCTCTAATCTTATTTTTACTTGCGTCACTCCAATCTAAGAATGCAGTTGGTGTAAAAGTACCCGAGGACGTAAAGGTGTGAATGGTATATCCACCAGATGAGGTAATAGTACCACCTGTTGCTTTTTGTGACCCATAGTATCTGATGATGACGATTCCAGAACCACCTGCTCCGCCGGTAGAGTATGCGTGAGTTCCTCCTCCACCGCCTCCACCAGTATTAGCACCACCTGCGCCACCATTTGAACCTTCCGAGGCACCACCACTTGCTCCAGCGTTCAATCCAGAACCACCAGACCCAGCACTGTTAGGTGTTGCTCCACCACCACCACCTCCTGCTCCACCACTTGCGCCAGTATTATACCAACCAGACCCTCCACCACCTCCACCCCAATAATATGAGGTACCGTTGATGGCAGATAAGAAACCTATACCACCATTTCCAGATTTATAATAGTTACCACCCATACCAGTGCCGCCGGCGCCACCACCGCCGCCACCGGTATAATATCCATCACCGTATCCACTAGCGAGGCCACCGCCAAATCCTTGATTTTCTATGCCTTTTGACCCAACACCTGGATTGTATGATGAACCTCTACCTCGACCCCACAATGTGGAATCACCACCGCCGCAACCACCATCTTTTCCTTGTGGACCTGCATATGGAGATGTAAAATAATGCCCACTACCACCACCGCCTCCACCATATGAGATAAGACCGCCTGGAGTACTATAAAATATATTACCACCGTTTATCGATGAATTGGTTCCGTTTCCTCCAGCAGAAGGTGGACCTGCATATCCTGTACCACCAACACCACCAGCACCAACCGTAATTGTATATGGTCTGTTTGGGATGAATGGGAGAGACGCTTTATATATTACTCCTCCACCCCCACCGCCACCTCCCATATCACACCCACCACCACCACCACCACCGACAATTAATACTTCTGCAGTAGAGCAATCTGTTTGACTGGCGGCGTCTATAACAAATAGTGCATCATTATTTACATATGTTCCACGGGACGTACCAAATGTGGATGTTCCTGCGGTTCGTAAATGTTTAATAATAACAATCCCCGACCCACCATTACCACCATTATTATTTCTATTATAATGAGAACCACCACCTCCACCACCACCGGTGTGAGTACCACCACGACCACCTGGAACATTTACTTGGTCACCACTATATTGTCCACCACCAGGTTGCCCATCTTGAAATCCTGCACCACCAGTAGTGACACTTACCGCGCCACCGCCTCCACCACCAATACCACCATTCCCACCGGCGCCACTATATCCAGCACCACCACCGCCACCAGCCCAATAATAAGGACGGCCGAGGATGTTATTTAATACTCCGGCTCCACCGGTTGGTGGGTTAACACTTCCTGCACCGCCTGCTCCCCCGCCACCACCAGAATAATATTGACCAATACTTCCACCACCAGAGTTACCGTATCCAGTACCACCAGAAGTTGTATTGGCGGTTACTCCACCGCCACGACCAGTACTACCGTCTGAATATCCAGATGCTCCACCACCAGACCCACCAGAATTCCCGTATCCATTATTAGGGGTATATCCAAAATATGAACTACCACCATATCCACCACCAACTGCAGTAATTGCACCAAACACGGAATTACCTCCGTTGGTACCGCCAATTTGGAATTGATGGAATACACCTTGCCCAGTGGTTCCTCCTGCTGGACCACCAGTTCCTCCTGCGCCTACGGTAACAGTATAATTGGAATTTGCAGTTACACTATAACTTGAATGATAAACTACACCACCACCGCCGCCACCACCTCCCATATCCATACCACCACCACCGCCACCAGCAACAACAAGAACCTCTACGTTCCCAGAAAAGCCTGGTGTAAAGGTTCCAGATGTTTTGCATACGTGATATATGTACAAATCATCAAATTGTGTTGATGTGCCCAATGATGTTGGCATCGTTAATTATGGGCGAGGTGGGAGTACGCTTGGTGCTTCTACCCAATTATTAATCTTATCGTCCCATCCATAAGTTTTCCCATCAGTTGGTTGTGGGATTGGTGCAACCCAATGACAAGTAAATTCATCTAATATCCACGCAGGATGTGTTTTTGGTGGAACAAAGGCATCACGTTCTGCATCATAACTGTATCCAATACCTGCATAATTTTTACGTAATGGGGTACCACCTTCTGCGTGAACGCCTGCATGTGTATTATATGATGTTTGAATCCACGTTGATGGGTCACCTGCAACACCAGAATCAATAAAATCTTGTTCTGCGACGATGACTTGGGTGACGATTCCATTTTCTATTTTTGCATAATGTGCCATTATCTATTAAACCTCCCTCTAGTTGTTGCATATTCTCGTGAAATTACTGTAGCTGACAGTGCTTGTGTATACAATTTTAGTGTACCAATTCTTCCATCGAATGACGCTGCCCACGAACCACCAACTCTGTCCACAGGATTATTGTTTCCAGACGATGAATTTGCTACGTTACTATCTAATGCCCCATCCACATACATAGCCATTGTGGAATTACTATTATTAACCCACGTAAGCATGTGCCAATTACCATCGTTTACGGTTGTTCCTACTCCAAGTTTTTGTGACCATCCACCTTGATATGTCCAGTATACAATTTTTCCAGCATTAATTCCTAACATAGAATATACCGGACCACCACTAGCATTAGAAATAACTGAACCATAACCTAGACTGTTGACCGATGTGGTAGTTTTGACCCAAGAAGAAATTGTCCATGGAACATTACCATTTCCTAATGTGATATTAGAAATCGCACAGAAATCATTACTTCCGTCGAATGATATACCACCTTCACTAAATGTGGGACCGTTGGTTAATGTACCATTATTTCCACTTCTACTTAAGTCAAACCAAGTAGTTCCACTGCCAGGATAACTGTCTGTAGTTCCAGCATCTAAATTAAGTGTAATACTGTCTCGTATTGCGTTGGAAGTATAAAATACTGCCATTAGATGAACCTCTCGACTTCTACAATATTAAATTTAGGAATCATCTTCATTTGAGTTTCCCAATCATTGAAATATTCAACATTAATTTGTTCTGGAAATAGTATTATGTTTCTTTGTTCAAAAAGAATATTACCATCCATATCGGTGATTACTTTATCCCAAAAATTATCATGTCGGATAAATTGTAATTTCATTGGTTTTAATTGTATGTTCATTTGATATACACCGCCCCGTATTGATGATTGTCTCCGCCTGAACTATCCCAGTATGGTCTGTCCGAATATCCACCACCTGCGAAATAGTTACCAGACCAACATGCTCCATACCACCACGGATTATTATTATATAACGTAGAGCAATTTGCTCCGTATACGTCTTGGTCGTTATCGTATGTAGTTAGTGAGTATCCGCCAACAGCGTGAAAACTATACATTCCAGGTGCACCTGTACTCGTTTCATCACTTACTGCTGTTGCTCCACTGAAGGCGTATGTACTAGTAAAATTATCAAATCTCCACCGATATCGTTTCGTGTGTGAACCCGTGCTATTTAGTGCAGTTCCATTTGATGTAGACACGAATTGTACTACTGTAACTTTATTTGCCGTTGCTCTCCCTGCCAATCCAGACCACATACTGGTTCCGACCCAGACATTATAATCAGATAATGCACCAAAGGTTCTATTTGGAGATATAAACCCACTGTTGGTTCTATAGTTTGAGCCGAAGACTGCATTGTTATATGTGAGATTATTCATCCCACCAGTTCCACTACGATTGGCAAGGACCAGTACCCATCCACCGCCATCATAGTCTTGGTTCACGTATACGAATGCTTTTCGTCCACTCACAAATACGTTATACCATCCAGACGGACCCGTTATCTGTGATATACTTGTATAACCTTTACCGTAATATGTTCCCATAACCGTTATTCCTCGTTCTTATTCAAAATAATATTTTCAAGTCGTTCAATCTTCTTTTGTTGTTCTTTCATTGCTTCTATAAGTACTGGAACCAATTTAACATAATCTAGTGTCAAATAGTTTGCCCCAGTCTTGGAGAATTGGTTACCGTCATCATCATGCTCAACGTCAAATGCTGCCAACTTGACAAGTTCTGGTAGTACCTTTTGTACTTCTTGTGCACTCAAACCAATTTGTACACCAGTATCTTTATATCCATTTTGTACTGCTAATTCGTTTGCAGTATACTTAAATCCACTTAATGATAATATTGCATCCAATGCGTTTTCAATGCGACCCATACGATTCTTTAGTCGTTCATCGGAATAGTATGCGGTAATTTCACCAGTACAATATAATGTTCCCGTGACGATTACTTCATCAGAGGATGTGACTTCGAGGATTGGCATACCCGAACTGTCGTTAACTGCCATCAACGTACCAGTTGACGAATCAACAACAGAGAACAATTGTCCTGTACTTCCTGCTACGTCAAATCTTGTTGTTGATGTTGGGTCGGTGGTATCACTTTCTCCGTACCCTACACGGATAAGATTTGCGACAGTAAGGAATCCGTTTGTGGTAAGTGCCATCGCACCTTGACCAGTGGTATGTGTCGTATCACCCCACCAGAAACCTCTATCATTTTCATCATTAAATTGGAACGTCATGCCCCAATCGTTTAATCCACCAAAGGTAATACCAGATTGCATACCAATTGCATAGTCACTACTACTATATACTCTGTATTTATCTCTTGTAGATGTGTTATTGTGTATTACTGTGCCACCTACTGTGTAATTAGTTGTTGCTCTGACATCACCAGTAACGTCTAATTTATATCCAGGACTTGCAGTTCCGACACCTAAACTACCCCCGTTATCCATAACAACGTTACCGCCGGCTGTAAATCTAATTTGGTAAGAGTTATTGGAACCAATATATAATTCATCTCCTGATGCTGCTTGTACTTTACAAGCATCGGTACCTGCGTCTCCAATCAATAATGAACTATTAGCATCTCTAAGAGTTAAATTACCGATTACATCCAGCATCGACCCATTAAATGTAAGATTTGCACTACTCGTTAACGTAGTTGCTCCAGAGAATAAGGCAACTCGGTCTGCAGCACCACCACTGATAGTACCTGCGCCAGACGTACCTGAGGTGCCGCTTACTCCAGAAGTTCCATTTCCACCATTAGCACCAGATGTTCCAGATGTTCCACTAGTACCATTTCCACCATTAGCACCAGATGTTCCAGATGTTCCACTAGTACCATTTCCACCATTAGCACCGGAGGTACCTGAAGTGCCACTTACTCCAGAAGTTCCATTTGCTCCATTAGCACCCGATGTACCGGAGGTGCCATTTGCACCTGAAGTCCCCGAAGTTCCGTTTGCTCCAGAGGTACCAGAACTGCCAGATGAGCCACTCGAACCGGAACTTCCACTACTACCAGACGAACCAGCTGTACCTGACGTTCCAGATGCTCCAGAACTACCACTACTACCTGCGGTACCGGATGTTCCACTGGTACCCGCAGGAGTTAGTGCGAAATTTGCGGTTTCTGCATAACTAGCTGTACCAAAGAATCCTGCGGAAGCAGTCATTTGTGCTGAGGTGATACTTCCGGTGACAGCAAGATTTCCTGTCATGCCTACGGTGGTACCATTATCAGTAATTTGTGAATCGGTGACGTGTTCTAGTCCATTAGACTTTAATACACGATTTTGTGTAAGTAAGGTTTCATTACCAACATCATTAAAGGTTTGCGGACCCATTAATAATATGGATGATGTAGTACCTGCCCCCGCTACTTGTTGATGAATGAATATCCATTGGTCATTAATGGAATCAAATAATAACGAACCACTAACTTTTGGTGATGATCCTGAATCAATAACAGCTAATCCTCCAAAACGGAATTCAGGATTGAGTGCATTAACTGTGATTAAATTGGTACCGATATTTAATTGACTTTGGGTAAGATATCCAACCGATGATGACCCAAGCACAGTTAAGTTTTCACTAATGAATAGTGAACCAGTGATTACTTGACTACCTTGAAATGTATTTGAACCGGTAGTTGCGTATGAACCAGTCTTACTATTCAATGCAGTTAATACGTTGTTTTGTGAACTATTTTCACTAGCGATGGATGAACTAAATGTGGTATATCCAGTAGTTGCTGTAATATCAACTTGACCGCTACTAGAGACTGTACCGTTTGGTAAGAATGCGGTGACTTGTGTAGAAGAAGAAACTGTATTAGTTGGTAGATTGAGTGTTATGTTATTATCTGTTACTGTTGTCGTGATACCATTACTACCTACGATATTCAGTGCTTCTGTTTTTAAATTAAGTGTATCACTACCAGTGGAACCGCTAAATGTTAAAGTTGATGCAATTCCGGTTAATCCAGAACCATCCCCAATAAATGATCCAGTAAATGAACCAGTATTAATTTGTGCAGAACTACTTACCGTTCCTGCTGGAAGGAAACTAATAACTTGAGCAGATGAAGATACGGTATCTGTTGGTAAATATTCTTTGATTTGTGCACTACTACTTGCAATACCAGACGGAATATTACTTAATCCTGTGTATGAAACTTGACCACTACTTGATACGGTTCCACTTGGTAAAAATGCAGTTACTTGTGCTGATGATGAAACTGTATCGGTTGGTAAATATTCCTTAACTTGTGCACTACTACTTGCAATACCACTTGGAATACTCTGTAGTTGAGTGTAATCAACCTGTGCAGAACTAGTGACCCATCCAGGATATTGTGTGGAACTAGATACCGTTCCTAATGGTAAAAAGTTAATTACTTGAGCTGATGAGGATACGGTGTCAGTTGGAAGATATGCGGTAACTTGTGCACTACTACTTGCAATTCCACTTGGAAGTTGTGTAGAAGAAGAAACAACGCCAGCAGGTAATGAATCGGTAACTTGAGTTGAACTAGATATTAGTGTGGGAAGTCCTGCAATATTTGTAAAAGCAACGCTGGTTATTTCGCTGCCATCTCCTTTAAATGAAGACGCAGAAACTAATCCCGTACTAGTAATATTATTAAAACTACCTGAATTTGCTGAAAATATTGTCATACGTTAATTTTCCCCATACGCTGTGCAGGTCCAGTATGTGGTTCCTGTTATTGCTACACTACTAACACTATTAATTTCAAACCCACTTGTTGTTTTATTTTGAATTATCCATGCACGCGAATCTTCACCAGTTACAGCGATAGCATAATTGGTATTACCAAATGCAGTACTGAATATTACTGATGCGGTCAGTGGTGACCCACCAAACGAAGTATTTGTAACAGACCCTGCTTTTGTTTTTAGTACATTGCTTGCAAAACTTGCTGTAGTTGCATAACTAGAACTGATTGCATTATTTGCCCAACTACTGGTTCCAAATAATGATCCTGTAATTCCTTGTGTTACATTTAATGAACCAGTTATAGTTTGATTACCATTAAATATATTTGAACCAGTAGTTGCAAATGTGGTGGAATCTTTACCATCAAACAAATCTGCATTAGATGCGTACGATGATGATACTGCGACACTTGATGTACCTGTTACAATACCTGATATATTACCAACAAATGACCCACTGAATGAACCACTTAATACATTAATCGACCCAGAAGTAACTGCTACTAATGCTCTAACGGTAATATTAGAACCAGATGGTGGAATTTCTGTAAATGTTATTAAATTAGACGATACTGTATAATCTAATGTTGGAGTGTATATTACACCACCAACTGATATAATTAAATCATCTACCGAGTAAATAGATTCTGATACGGTATACGAAATAGTTGTACCATCTGCTTCAAACGTGTATCCATCTACTCGTAATGCAGCTTGACCAGTACTGGAAGGTAAATTTGTAATTTGACTACCATCACCCTTAAAAAACGATGCAGTCACCGCCTGGGTTACATTAAGTGACCCGGTGATGACTGCATTACCTGTGAAGGGGAATCCTGCTCCTGAATCTACGTATGAAGCGGTTAATGCATATGAGGAACTAACTGCTTGACTAGCTGTTCCTAAAAAATTTGATGCGGTGACCGCACCATCCATTACCCATATACTACCAGTAGGGACAATCAGTCCCTTTCTGGCTATAAATTCATTTGCCATAATTCCCCTTCTTCAATATCCAAAGGTAAGTTTCTATTGTATTACAACCTTTTATTTGTTATCTTATAATGCTCTTACTGCGGTTTTTACAATCCAGTTATCTGAAGATACTGTTGCCTTCAATCGTGCGGTTGCTGAGAGAATGTCTACTGACAATACTACATCTGCGGTACTTCCCAAATCGTTAGTAGATACATCAGTGAATTCAACATTACTTGTACCTGCTTCCCATACTGCGGTCACGGTACCTGCTCTATAGTTACTTCCCTTCTTTACAACATAATCAAAGTATGCTGCGTCATAACTTCCGGTTGTTACCGTGGCGATAACTTCGGTTCCACTATCTACATCTGTGTTACTACCAGATGTAAAGAGAACACCATGTACAATTGCCCCACCGTTGAATGTAACTTGGTCAGCAGTTGATGCACCGTATGGTGTGATATTTTGTAAACCGAATGAGTGCGTACCACCAAGATTAATGTTAGCACCGTTGAAGTTAATAGCGTTTGAAGCAACATTACCGCCGGTAACTGTAAAGTTTGTTACATTATATGATGCAACACCTTTTATAAGGTCGGTTGCATTACTACCACTGATTGTAATGGTTTGACCACTAACTGTTGCAGTTAGACCGTTTGTACCATCAACGGTAAGCGCTTGAGTCTTAAGTGAGACAGTACCCGTACCACCATCTGAACCAGTAAGTGCAAGTTCTGTAACGATACCTGTAAGTTGACTACCATCACCAGAGAATCCTACTGATGAAGTTACTGAACCCGTTATAACCAGTCCTGCTTCAACGTGAGTGAGTCGTGATGGGAAATCTACACGGATAGAACTTGATTCTACTCTATTATCAATATGATGGTCCGTAAATCCAACAGGAACACGATAATCAACTATTGATGGTTCATCGCCAAGTGTTCCAGTGTGCTTTGGACCAACAATGAGTACTGCTGACTCGTAATTTGCATCATCTGCTTCAACTATCCAACGATTACTTAAACTATCCCAAAGGAATGAGCCTGTTCCAAATGTTGAACCAGAGTCAACAACGGATAGACCAGCAAATCTTACTAGGTCATCGTCATTTACCGTGATTCTGCTTAAACCGATATTAAGTTGTGAAGATGTAACATATTGGATAGAGGTGGATACTGCGGTCAACAATCCAGTAACGGTCAAACTACCAGAGATGTTTACATCCTTAGTGATGCCAACACCACCTTGTACAATTAATGCACCATCTGCAAAATTTGTACTGTTGGTAGTATTACTGATTGTTTGAATACCAGTAAAGGTGTTTGAACCAGTAGTTGCAATGGTTGCAATACCAGTGGTGTTACGAACATCAATTTGGTTACTACTCGATACAACACCGTTGGTTGAAAGAAGAGAACCGGTGATGCCTTCGGTTACTGCAAATGAACCTGTTACATTTGCGCCGGTACTGTCTACTCTGAATCTTCTTGTCCATGTGCTGCCGTTGTATTCTGCAACGTTGAATCCACTGACACCGCCATTTTGTGTGTCAAATACGAATTCTGCACTGCCTCGTTGTGTTGTATTTGAATAGTTGTTACCAAACATTTGGTAATACGACCCAAGGATGTTTGTACCATCATAGAATCCAAAGAGAGTACTTGCTGTATTGTTTACTACACGAATTTCACCGTTTGAGCCAAGTAAAACACTTCCACTAATTGTTTGACCGGCGGTGAATACATTTGAACCAGTAGTTGCAATGGTTGCAATACCAGTGGTGTTACGAACATCGGTTTGTACAGAACTACTGAATATACCTTCTGTGTTTAACTTAGTCTTGACACCATCGTTAAATGTTGCCGACCCCGTATCAAGTGCGACAGTAACAGAACCGCCAAGTGATACTGAGCCACCTTGAGTTAAACCACTACCTGCGGTAACGGTTACGGAGCTATTGACTAATCCACTATTTGGGATATTAGTAATTTGTGCACCACTACCAGAGAATGACCCACTAATTGATGTTGAACTGATTGACCCCGTGTTAATTACACTACCAGAAATTATTACGTTATCAGTTAGTGCGTTACCTAAGTTCGTGTTACCTTGAACTGTTAAATCTTCAAGAACTGTAATACTGTCAAGATTAATTGTAGTTGCTTGAACTGTACCGATATATGCGGTACCACTTACATATAAGTCCTTCCAATACTTGGACCCAGAACCGAGGTCAAACGCATTGTTGACATCGGGAACGATAGAAGAACTAACTTCGGCTAGGAACTTGACTACATCAAGGTCTGCGTTACCAACCGTTAGATTACCACCGATTGTAATATCACCATTGATACTTGCACTTCCAAGTAACTGGAGATTTGATGCCGTGACATTGTAGCCAGTTGCGTTAATATCACCTTGAACACCTAAAGAGCCTGTTACCTTCGCACCATTCGCAAGGACTATCAGACCTTTACGTGCAATAAATTCATTCGCCATACGGTTCTCCCAACGGGGTTTTATTGTATATAAATATTAAATACTTTTTTAAGAATTCAAATTTGGAAACAATTTGAATAAACTTTGTACAGTCCAAGCACCTGTACCCGTGCCTTCACTATTAACGCGTAACCGTAATTCATTTGAACTACTTAGGAATCTAAACGATATATCACTAGTATCCCCGATATCTGTAGTAGATATGTCTGTAAATACGATACTGGCCGTATTTAACCACGATGCCATAATAATACCCATCCGACATGCACCTGGACGTTGTGCAAGGTATTCTACAGTCATACCTGAATATTGCGTCGTTGAAATATACGGCTGTACATATTCTGTAACCCCGAATATTCCTTGGTTAATAGACCCAGTAAATACAATAGAAACTGTTCCTGCATTTAACTTGTATTCATTAGATTTTACAAATTCTGTAACGGTTGTGGAACCTGTGACTTCTATACTTTGTTTTGCTACTAACGGAGTGTTTACCGTTACTCGTCCATCAGTATAACTTCCCGACCCTTGAAATTCTAATGGAATATAAGCAGTAAAATCTGTGCTTCCACTTGTAACAAATATTGCAGGATTATCGTGTGTTGCAAATCCTGGACGGCTGGCTATTTGTGACGGAAATCCAACTAATCCAATTTGCTTTCCATCATATGATGTAAACACACCATCTTTGTTTAATCCCGATGTGTGGGTGGATCCTGAACTAATTGCTACTCCAGTTGTATCTATTCTAACGTTTCCTGCGGTCTGACCAAGACCTCCACTAATTCTTAATTGGTGTGTTGCGGGATTAAATGTTAATTTTACATCTCCATCTGTAGCTAACTTAGATCCACTTACAACTGGAATTTCAAAATAAGAACTTTGTGTTACCGTTGCAAAATTTATAGTTTCTGCGGTTTGTGCATAACTCGCTGATGTTGCGAATTGAGCACTTACACTTGCACCACTTACATACGAGGCAGATGCAGCTATTCCAGCCATATCCGCATAACTAGTAAATGACCCAGTTACTTGGGTAGTAATTCTACCGGGAACGATGTTTATATTATATTGGTCACCTTCTCTAACAACAACCCGAAGATTTGGAATATCGGTATTGACGATAAAATTGCTCATCTATTATCTCGTAGCAGCTGGGCGAACGACAAAGTATCCTTCAAGAACACGACGAGTGATGGAACCACTGGTCATCTTGACATCATACACATACTTACGCTGTGTTAATGCACTTGTATCCGAAGGGCTCAATTCTATATAGAAACTTCCCGAAGTCTGTGGATTTACTTTTGTAATCGTGAATGTAGCAGCAATTTCATCCGTGCTAAAATTTTCACGAACTTGGCCAGTAAATGTATAATTTGTTATATCTAAGTAAGAATCTGTATCTATATTTTCTAGGCTGGTCAATATTTTGAAAGTTTCCCCTTGACCAATGTTGAATTCAGTAATTTCTGCCATAGTCTTCCTCGAAAAAATACACCTTTATATAAGTATCACTAAGTATTGGTATATAACAAAAAACCCCACTTTTTAGGTGGGGTTTTTGCTTTTACTACAATATTAGTAGTTGAGGATGCAGTAGTCTGGTTGGATGGTCAATGAGATGGACATAGGGTCATCCTTTTCCCAACTCATTTCACCGAATTCAACTTTGGTGATTTGTGCGCCCTTAAGAATCCATTCTTCAACCTTATCACCTACTGGACCAAGAACATTAATGATGATGTCCTTCTTGTAGAATTCTGCATATCCGTCACGACCGGTAACTGATTCGTGGTGAAGACGAACCCATTCCATTACTGCTTGTGCACCTGATGGTACGATTGGGTCATATAATTCTAATACCATTTCATCCCATACAGTCTTACCCTTGATGTAGCGTTGTAGATTGATGTGGTCTAAACGCTTTTTTTCTTGGGTAATCTTTGGACGGTCTGCCTTCTTGATAAGATAGGAAGGAATTCCGTCGATAGACATAATATAGCGATTCGCAGTCTTTGGTTCGAATGCGGTGAAAAATAGTTCTTGTTCATTGACCAAATTTGCCATATGGCTCTCCAGATATAGATTGGTACTTTAA